TGCCCGGCCGTCAGCACGCTGCTCAACGATGAGCTCGTCAGTCTCGTCAAAGGCGAAGTCGCGGCGCTCAAGTTCCATTCGTCGGCACCTCCTGGGCGGTAGTCGTGTCTTCGGCATCGTCTTCTGGTGTGCCGTCCGCTGGCTCGCCCGGCGTGTCCTGCGGCGGCTCTCCAATCTGCCCGAGCGTTGTCATGCTCTGGGGGATGTAGTGAACGTCCCCCTCTGGCCCGATTGGGTTGAGGTTTTCCAGCTCTCTCACTTCGTTCACTGTCATCCAGCCGTGCGAAAGAGCGGAAACATAATAGGCAGAGCGGCTCGTGTGATCGCCTCGCAGCATTCCGCTCACCGAGTGCTCGGCAAAGTACCGCTCATCATCGACAATCAGATCGCGGGCAATAGCAGACTCCCACCGCTTCAGATGCGGCAGGAGACAGTGCTGCACAAACTCCGTGCCCTGCACCTCGATGTTGCTGTACGTGCTGCGGGTCAGGTCTTGGATCATGTGCGGGGGCACGCGGAAGGCCCTGCAGATCTCAATGACCTGATACTGCCGCGTTTCCAAGAACTGGGCCGCCTCGTTGCTGCCGCTGAGCTCTTTGGCGGAAACGCCCGCAGGGAGGACGGCCGTTCGGAAAGCCCTGTCGCTGCCCCTGTGCATTCGCTCCCAGCTCTCGCGTAGGCGCTCGGCAGCGTCTACGGGAATCGGGTTGCTGCTTTCCAAGATCACACCAGGACGGGCACCGTTGCCGAAGTAGGTGGACCCGTGGGCCTCCAACGCCTGGGCCAGGCCGATAGCGTTCTGGAAAATCTTGTAGGTCGGGATCGGTTTGATGCCGTCCTCGGTCGTGAACCGCAGGCAGAAGATCTGCTGTTGGCTGTAGATCGTCTGCCGGCCAGACGGCTCCCGGTACTTGTACCGCACTGTTCCGTCTTCCAGCCGCTCGCACTCCATGCGGCTGCTGTGTAGGGGCCACAGCTCGGAGACCGCACCTCGAGCACCTGGGCGGATTTCGGCGTAGCTCGCACCGTAGTGCAGGTACATGCCAGTCATCCAGTCTCGAAACTCTTGAGCCGTCTGCCATGGATTGGGCTGCATGTGCAGCAATCGGTAGATCGGATGGGCCGTAGCCTTAGCCTTGCCTCCGCTGGCGAGCCGCTCAAAAACGTGCAGCGGCAGCGATGAGACGGCATCCGAAATGACACGAATACAGGCGGTATACGCCGAGCACGCCATGGAGTTGTCAGCATTGACGCGAATGCCGGAAGGCGTGCGGCTGGAACTCACTTCGGGCCAGTCGATGCCACGCAGGTCAAACATCTTGAAGTCGGCGGCGGCGTTTTCGCTCATAGAGTCACGATGTCCCAGGACTGTTCCGGCGTGGCTGCCGTTGCCTTCTGCCACAGCCCGATGGCCATGACTAGCGACACGATGCCGTCAATGCGTTCTGTGCTCTTGGCCTTGCTTGGCTTAATGTTTCCGGCTGCGGAATCCTGCTGGATGGCCACGTTGGCGGCCTGCCAACTGAGTACGGGGTGCGCTCCGTGTATCAGTTTTCCAGACACGCACCAGTTTTCTAGTTGCTTCGAGGGCGCGGATAAGGATCCGTAGCCCTGTCGAAAGTCTGACATGGGAAGCCCGTCGCCTTGCAGTTGTTGGCCGAGTTGCGCGGAGTTCCACGGGTCCAGGCCGATGCCGCACACCTTGTACTTACTGGCTATGGCATTGATGTCTGACCGCACTTGGTCAAAGTCGGTGACGTTGCCATCGGTCATGTTTAGATGCCCCTGCCGATGCCACGTCAGGTAGGGCACTTTGTCGCGGCGCTCTCTCTGGTGGGCATTGTCGCTCGGTATCCAGAAGTGCGGCTCAATCCAAAACGTGCCGTCATCAAGCGGGAAGAGCAGCACCAGGGCTGTGGTGTCAAACGTCGTGGCCAAGTCCAACCCGGCCCAGCACTCGCGGCCCGCGAGATCCACCGGACAGGGCTTGTCGCCCTGCTGCCAGTGATCCATTCTCAGCCACCTAGTTGACTGTTCCGTCCATTGGTTCAAAAAAAGTTGGCGAAAAACATTTTCATAAGTCGGCATCTCAACCGCTCGAGCACATTCGCTCCGCAGGAAGTCCATGCGCACGGAAACGCCGAGGTTTGGATTGGCCTTCTTCCACGTCTCTTCGGCTTTCCAGTCATCCGCAATGTCGGCCGCATAGATGGCTGGCAGGAACGTCTCGTCTTTCACGGTGCCAGCGGCCACAGCCTCGGCGTATTTCCAGATTTCCCAGCAGACGCTTTTTCGATCAAAGCCTGCCGTAGTGAGCGCCACCGTAAGCGGTTGACGCCGAGCACCTTGGCTGCTCAGCATTACTTCCCACATCTCGCGGTTAGAGACGTGGAGTTCATCGAATATCACGCCGTGAGCCGAGAGCCCATGTTGAATACCGGCCTCCGCACTCAACGCCTTGTACGTGCCGTGCGTCGCCTCTCGCACGATCGCGTTCCGGTAAACCTTGAGATGCTGACGCAGGACGGGCGACTGCTCGACGTAGACGCGGGCCATGTCAAAGACGAGCCGGGCCTGATCGCGTGAGGCTGCACAGGAATAGACTTCACAGCCGGGCTCGTTCTCCATGAGCAGTTTGAGCGCAATACCCGCGCATAAACTGCTCTTTCCATTCTTGCGCGGAATCGCCAGCAGGCTGGTGCGGACTTTTCGCACGTCGCCCTCAGTGGCGAAGAGCTTTCGCACGTAGTCCTGCTGCCACGGCTCAAGCGTAAACGGCTTGCCGCCGAGCTCGCCCTTGGCGTGCGTCAGGTGCTTGTGGAAGAAACGCACCGCCAGACACGAGGAGCACTTTTCGCATGGGTGCTCAAGCGAACATGCGGGCGTCTTCTTCGTCTGATTGCGGGCCATTCTCAACCGCCGAGACTCGTGCCAGGGCAGACGCCGTTAGGCCAAACTCAGACGCGAACTTGAGCATCGACGTGCGAGCGTCACGCTTCCGAGTCCACGCAGGGTGATTGCTTACCCTACCCTTATCGTCCATGAACGTGGCCCCGTTGGCCTTGAGCTCACGGTCTGCCTCAATCATGTCCGCGAGCGAGTCGCAGTAAGCGGCCAGCGTCTGCTGGTGCCTAGGGCTCATCACCTTGGACGCCTCAAGCATTGGCACGATCCGCTCCCACTCCTCGCGGGCGAGATCCGAAAGCCAATGTGGAGCGGGCGGGATGCCTGGAACGGCGTCGATGCCTGACTTGTGCGGGCCTCTAACGCGAGCCCCGCGAAGCTTAAGTAGCGGCTTAGGCGTCGGCTTGCGGCCCTTGCCCATGTTCAAACTCCCAATTTCGGCCCCGCGTATAGAAGCAGGAACTTCTGGTTTTCCTCAGACGAGGTTGGCATGATTTTCTTCAAACTGAAAGCCGAAGGCGACGCTGGCCATCCCACTTAGCACCTTTGAGGCTGTTGCACTCAAAGCAACAGCATCGCACGTTGTGCCAATCGTGGTCGCCGCCCTTGCTCAATGGTACAGGGTGGTGGTCAACAGTTGCAGACCTTGGGTCGGTAACGCTGAACACCTTGGATGTCTTCTTGCCGCATACGTGGCATCGCCAGCCGTCTCTCTCAAAAACATCGCGTGGCTTTACTGCCGAGTTGTAGTGTCCGCCGTATGTCTTGCAGCGGCGGCGGTAGCAACCGTACATGCGCTTATGCAGACGCCTGGATTCACGTTTGCAGTCCTTGCACGATGGCTTGCTATGCGCGGACGAGTTAGGCACCTCATTGCCACACTTGCACAAACGGACGCCTCTCCATGCTTTCGCGCACGCACGAGAACAAAACCTTCCCATGCCTGCATTGCGGGGGTCACGAATGCATCCTCCGCACGTTTCGCATTCCTTTGAATGCTTGGCGTTCTGCTCAATCATCACCTCCCACAGGCCTGACATCTTGATTAGCCATGCGTCAAGGTTGCTCACGCTCTCTATGTATTTCTTGCTGGGCGCGTTCTTCCACCTTCCACCACGGTGATAGACGCCCTCTAGCTGACTCGTCCTGTCCCATGACTGCTTTCCGCACTTACGGGCGTCGTTGAAGCATTTCCTGCTGCAATACTTTGGTTGAAAGTAAGTCAGCTTCTTAGAGCAATATGCGCAATGCTTGCTGGTCTTCCTGGCCCTCTTTCGCTCCTTCTTGAAAACGCTTGGCAGAAATGGCTGGCCTTTAGGTCCATGCCATCGGCCACGCTTCCGCTCCTTGCACCTTGAAAGCCTGCAGCAGTGCGGACAAGAAGTGCAGTCCTTTCCGTTGGCGTGCGCCCTTAAGACATTGCCACCAGTCACCCAATCAGAACCGCAACCCTGGCACGCCATATCCACCTCCTTGTGGTTTATGCGTAGGGTACATGGGTTTACGTGGTAGTCAAGCGTTCACTATTCGTCTTTCGGCTGTGGCACGACACGCACCGGGCCGCTCCGTTGGTCACGTCATACCGCAGGTCTGGGGCCACACTTACTGGCACTACGTGATCTGCGTGCATGTCACGGCCATAGGCCACACGGCCGCAGTCAACGCATTGCCAGTGGCATCGGTTCAGCACCGCCTGCCTCCACGCCTTGTGAGCTACTGAGCAATAGCCACGGGCTGCCGCGTTGGGCCTGGCCTCTCGCATGCGAGGGCCAAGACGCAGCGGCCTATGGCTGGGGATCTTGGTAGGCACGTTAGCTCTTCAGCATCACCACGCCAGCGGTGCCCGTGCTGTTCGTGGTGGCCGAGACGATCTTGAGATACTCAACCCCGAACACTTCATCAGGCAGGGCATAGGCTCGCCCGTCCGTGCTCGAGGCGGCCAGGGTCAGATCAGCCACGCTGCCATCTGACTTGTAGAGACGGCGGAAGGTTCCGGCCGGGTTGGTGCCTACCCACATCTGGAGCGTGCTGGCGTTCGTGCTCATGGTGCCCAGAGTCACAACAGCACCAGCTACATCGCGCATGTCCAGCGTGGTAGCCGATGCCGTGGCCGTGTGCAGGGTGATGTCGATGTCACGGTTCTTCCGGCTCAGAATGTTGTCGGCCATGGGTAGCTCCTAGGTGTGATCATGATAGGTAACGGCGTGGCGGTTCTTGCAGTTATGGCTGTGGCAGCAACGCCACCGCCTCGCTCAGCGGCACTACGGAAACCTCAATAAACCTGCTCGCGTCTAGGTGCGAGAATCCGGCGTGATATATGCCACCAGGCTCAATCTCGGCCAGAATGTCAGCGCAATGGTAGTAGCGGCCATCAGTGGTCGGCCCAGCCGGAAACACACTGAACTCCGGGCGGCCGTACTTCGACTGAACAGCCACGAGCCTATCCCGCAACTCCGACGAAAACACAACTGCAAGTCCACGCAGTTCTGCCAGTGGTCGCGGCGATTGCAGCAGGTCAGCCAGCGTCATTGGATAGCCGCCGCAATGTCAGAGAGGTAGGTGGTGAGCCTCGTCCGCAGAAGCGCAAAGTCAATGTTTGTTCCGAGCGAGTACCACGCGAGCCGCGCTTCCGCAAACAGCGTACCTACGGAAGAATCGCGAAACACATGCACGTTCCCGTTGAATGGAGCCTGGCTATTGCGTGTTCCGGCACCGGCCGAGTTTGCGCCATACCGCATGGTAAACGTCGTACTGCCGGAACGAGTGGTGCCAATCAGTCCCGTCGTTTGATCCGTTGACGCGCCCGGAGACTGAGCGGCACTGCATTGGTTTTGCATCTGCAAAGCACCGCCGTTGGCGTATATGGAAGATGCACCAGAGACGTTTGCCCCCGCGCCAAAGTATCGCTGATTGGAGTTCGCAGCAATCGGCTCCGTCGCCCATACGGCCGCATGAAAGTTGTCTTGAGCGAACGTGTTGTGGTTCACGTTCGTATCCAGATATTTTGTGTTCGCCGTGCTGCCTTTCATTCCCGTTTCGCGGTTGTAGTCTGCGGCTCCGAACGCATTGCTCGTTGGTGCCGTGCCCTTGAGCGCAACGCAGCATCCGGCGATTGTGCGAGGCCCAGCGAGAAGGCAGCAGTGAGCTAGGGCCGTCCATGTGCCGTCCGCTTTGCAGCCTAGAACAAACGCATCAACCGCTTTCGCAACCGCATTTTCTAGCGGCTGGCCGTCAGCGGTTCGCACGGCAGCAACGTAGGTGCGGGCATCGGCGTCTGTCGGGTTGAACCCTGTTGCTCGCGGTCGCAGAATGCGGGGGCTCATGCTCATCGCTTAGTTCTCCTGGCTTTCACCGGCCCGTGGCTGCAACGCATACAGCAACCGCGTCTGCTCGCTTACTGCCTTGCTGATCTCGCGCTGCGTCTCGCTCAATGACTTCACAAAGGCCCTGTGCTCCTCAACAAGAGGTAGCAAAACATCGGCGCGAAGAACCCAGCCGCACGCAATTGCTACCAAGGTGGGAAATCCCCACCGCTCCATAATGCTGTAAAGCGTCTCTTTCGCTTGGTCGGTCACTGCATGGCCTCCAGCATCTCGCCACGATTATCCAGCCACCGCTGCACGATTTTCTTGACGATCTCGCTGATGATGGCCGCCAGGATGATGCTGGCCAGAAAGCCCATGCCGTACTCACGCTCCTGGCGTTCCAGCCTGCGGGCGAAGTGCTTGGCCACCACCTCGGTCTGCTTGGCGTCGCACTGGTACAGCACCGGAATGGGCCATTCCCTCAAAGCCCGCTCCACAATGCGGCCAACACGCTCACGGCCGATCAAGTGCTTACGCATCGGCAGCGAGCCCCACACGTCGGCAACGAGTTCTTCCCGTGTCATTTCTTGCCCGTTCCTTTGCAAGTAGGGCACTCAAGCACTATGCGGCCGTCGCCAATCTTGCCGGTGCCATTGCAGTTGTCGCATTCCTCGCTGCTCGGCGTCGGTGTTGGGTGGATTTGCTCCCGCATCTGCACAACCGCTCTCGCCGTCTCGCATGCCATGTCAGCGGAAACGCCGTGATCCTGCGGCAGTGTCGCAACGCACCCAATCAGCACGACAACGAACGGCACAACCCAACGCATCACAGCACTCCGTCTAGCCAGTTCTCGGGCATCAGAGACGGGCGAAACCCGTTGAATCCAGCGACGGCATATGAGTCACCGCCAGCACACATCGAGTCGATTACGGATGCGTCAACCCAGCCGCTCGTGCGTTGGAATGACGGGTGCAGCCGCTGGTCTACCTCGCCGCTGTAGCAGTCGCTCCAGCTATTCGGCACCAAGAGGGCTGGACGATCCCACCTCAAATCGCAGGCCATCATGCAGTGGGCCCATTGGCCCATAGGCGAGAGCCAGCCACCGCCGTGCTTGGCGTCCTTTTTGAACGTCATGGAGAAGCCACGCATCGAGCACAAGAACACCGGGTAGCCGTTGGAGATGGCCTTGGCGCAGTCTTCAAAGCTCCGCACGAGCGTGACTTCCGCCACCTTGTGCTGAGCGGCGTACGGCTCAAGGCTGTTTGGCAGCCCGTCACGGCCCAGCGTTCGCTCTTCCGTGCCGCTTAGTTGCTTATCCCAACGCTTGCCACCGTAGTCCTGGCCGTAGTGCAGCGTGCCGAAATCTCGGATGGCCTTGGCCGCATGAAAGCCAGTGCTGCCGTCGCCGCCGCCGTTGCGTGCCTGGCCTCGTGCCTCAACTCGAGACAGGCCATACACCACGCCTTCAATGCAACGGCCGCCCCAGACTTCGGCCTCTCTCCGCAGCCAGATGTCACAGGCCGCGAGCACGTCTACCGTCATGGCTGTGCCCCAGCCAACGCAGGAGCCGATTGGCTGAGAGCCCCGCTTCCACTTCGGCATGCTCTTGACGAGCAGTTGCGACAGGCTCACGTCGTGCTTCGCCGTCTGAAGCTCAAGGCCGGCCTCGGCCATCGTAGGGCGTGGCAGTGACGCCACGAACGCCTCTGAGCCTGCGGGGTCTGGCGTGTAGCCAAAGAGCGGCACGAAGGCCATGACTAGCCTCCGTTCATGCCGGCCCAGGCGATTGCCTTGGCGAAGTCGCAATAACGCTGCCGCACTGCCGCATCAACCGGCACAACGTCACGGCCAGTAGCGGTGTTGTACGCCTCTTCCACGGCGTCACGCAGCCCAGAAATCTCTCCGGGCGCGTGCTGGCCGATACGACGCCACGCGATGTCGAGGGCCAAGCTCGTGAACATCCGCAGCGAGCGGGTATCGGTGAACACCACTTCGGTGGTCACGGCGTCGCCGGCCACGACGGTGGCGGCTTTGTTCCACGTTTGAGCCCATAGCATCCGGTCGCCCATTGGAAGCGACTTGAGGGACTCGGCCACGGGCCGCACCAGCTGCTGCATCTCCACGCTCGGAGTCTCCACGTCCACAGTGACGGCAGGAGCCGCCGGAAGCTTGGGCATCGGGATCTGGCCCCATGCCGCCGCGAGAATCAGCAACGCCGCTGCGATCCTGCTAAGAGCGGAGCGTTCGGCGTAGCAGGCTTCGGCGGCCTTAGAGAGCCAGCCGGCGATGGTTTCCCGGTACGGGGCGGCCAGCAAAGCAACCGCCGCCACCACGGCAGCAAGGCGAATGATTGAATCATCACTCAACGGACAGCCTCCACTTGGAGCAGGCACCACCGGACCAAGGCTTCGCCTTGCTTAGTCTTCAGCAAGTCGCCAAGCAGACGCACCAGCTGGTCATCGGCCTGGGCGTTGGTCTTGGACGCAAGCCACTCCGAAGCCTCACTGACAATGATGCTTCGCTTGTACGGGTCGGCCTCGTTGATGAACCGCTGGCCGTAGCCGATGAGCGGTGCCCAAGTCTGTAGAAGGCGAATCTGGTCCCAAATCGACAGGCCGGCACCGTACTGCTCGAGCTCGGCGGGCGTGGCTTCATACGCTGGCATGGCTAGTCCTCCGCTTCTGATTCTGCCCCGCCGTCCTCGTCTCCTTGCAGTGGCGGCGTCACGTTTACGATCTCGTTCATCCAATCGTAGGCCGCGTCATAGGCGTCCTTGGCCTCCTCGTGGGCTTCCTTTCGCTCTAGCCGAAAGGGCTGCTTGAAAACCTCTTCATCCAGCAGCTTCCCGTTTCCATCGGTCATGTAGATGTAGGCGTACAGCTGCCCATACTCGATGACGATTCGCCGCAGCACGTCTTCCTTGCCTCTAGGGGCGTTCACGGGCGTTCCTCCCACACGTCACAGTCGCCGTTGTATTCCACGTCGATTTGCGAACGAGTCGCGCTGTCAAGCGGTATCCGCTTCATGGAAAACGCCTGAGACTTCACAACACGCCGCTCTTCTTCCACGTCCTTGCTCCACGTCGCCTGGATGCGGATGCACGCCTGCTGAATCTCTGTCGTTGTGGGATCTCGCTGCCTTAGTGGCTTTGCCCTGAGCTTCCTGTCGTGGCGTCTGGGCAACTCCCAGACCACGGCCAGGCGGATGACCTGATCTCGCGAAATCGTCCAACGCTCACAGAGTGCCCGCATGGGCATGTGAGTCATCCAGTCTGCGTGGAACGCGGCCACGCTTATGGTTGAGGTGATTCCACGCATGGCTCAGGCATCCAACTCATCAGCATTCGTTGCGACGGGTTTAAATACAGGTGCTGGCCCGTCGCTCGTGAGATGCTCTGATGGAAGGGGACGTGCTCGCAGTCTCTCACGCCGTCATACGTTCCCTTGAGATATGCGTCGGTGCGGTAGATCGCCATGCCCCCAAACGCAGACGAGACGAGCACAGGAGGCGAGCCAACCGGCGGCAGCCATTGGTGTTTCCAGCCGCCTAGCCCGGCCGTGTAGTCATCGAAGTAGCAACCAGACTGACCAACGCCACGCAAGGCCCAGGCGTCGTAGTGAGTCCACCCGTTCCCTAGAGTTGGCTGTCCATCGTCTCCCATTGAGATCATCTTCCACTCATTGAGCGACACGCTGGCCATGCCATACGCACCGGGCAACTCAACCAGCCACCCAAAACCGTTCAATACGCCGTGATGGTTCCAGCCGCCCCATGCGTCCCAGTCAATCACAACTACATAATCCGCGTCGGGCGAGCAGGCCCGTACCCACCGCTGGCATGAGTCGCGGTATTCCGCCAGGGCGATCGTGCGGGGGCCGGCGAACTCTGCGCCGTAATGCTCGCGGGCCAGGATTTGATAGTGAAACGTGGCCTGCGGCTTCTCGCGGCAGTAGTCATGCAGCACGTCCAGCGTGGCGTCAGTGCAGTCGTTGCTCTCAATGTGCAGCGACCACGAGCCGCACAGATCCTGCAGCTGCTCAAGGTGGCCCAGGTTTTGCGCGAGCCTTACCGCGCAGTTTCTGGCCAAGCCCACGAAAGCAACCTTTGAGTTTCGCAGCCGGGCCGCGCCCTCTTCGACACGCTTAGCGTATGACTCGCCGAAGAGCTCGTACGGATGCCATAAGTGTGCTGGAAGATTCATCGTTTCCACGCGACTCCTACGCCATATGGCTCAGCAATGATTTCGTGCGGCGCATTCTTGGACGCAACGAACTCATCAAAGCACCGCTGTAAGTCCAAGTGAGCCGGGTGTGTGATGTCGTGGAATACCACGGCACCGCCAGGCTTAACCAGAGGCCACACGTTCACAAGGTCAGCCATTCCGCCATCAAAAGAGTGGTCGCCGTCAACGAGCACCAAGTCGAAAGCGTCGGCCTTTTCTGGCATCAAAGCCGGAATCGTGTCTCGGCTATTGCCGTCAAGAAACGCACGACGGCCGTCAAAGTTGAAATCGTCAAGCAGTTGGTCAATGTGCTGGTGATTGCCCCGACCGCTGCCGCCGTAGTCTGTGCCCCAAAGATCAGCAACCCACACAGACTGAAGCTCAGACGTGTTCTCAAGCACGACTCGCAGGCTGTCACCGTCTCGCGTGCCGATCTCAAGGTAATGACGAACTGGGTAATGGACGCAGTGATACGTCAGGTATCGGTACAAGCTGGCGTTGCTCACGACACACGCACGGTAGTCCGTGCCTCCTGGCCGTACGACTTCTCCACCACCAAGCGGCCTACTAGCGAGTCATCGCCCATCACGTCCTGCAGCGCGTCGAGCACCGCCTTGGCGATGTTGTCTACGTCGGGCCTGGGCAGCTTCGGTGCGTCGGGTTTCACGCCGGCTTTTCGCATGTGGGACTTTGGCCGCTCAAACACTGCGTCAATCACCACGTTCAGCACCTCGCCGGTTGTCGTGAGCCCGGCCGCTCGAGAAGCTGCTGCAATAGCCTCGCGGTACGCATGCACTGGGTGCTTCCCTGGTACGTACGCACGGGCAAACCCGCCCGCAGTCGAGACTCGTGGCCTCGGCTGCGGGACGGGCTGCCCTGCGACTGAGAACGTGACGGCCAAGGCTCACCGATAGCGGATGACGGCGAACCAGCGACGGGCGACGGGCGAGTAGGCCACGCCTTCCTCAACGATGACACGCTTCCCAAAGAAGCAGCAGTTGCGCCGGGCCTGCTCAGGCGTTGAGCCGGTGCCAATGCCCTCGTACTGGCCGCAACTGGAATGAACCAGCGAGCCACGGCGAGCGATGACGACGGCGTGATCCTGGGCACTGATGACAGAGCCACGACGAGCCACCACTGTGGTATCGGCATTGGCGACGGAAGCGAACGCCAGGGCGGCGAGAAGCAAAACGAAACGCATAGCAGTCCTCCTGTGACTGGGAACAAATCCACAGCCAGCAGGATTGCAAACGTGTCAAGGAATCAGGGCCGCCCCACTTGTATGCAAAAGTGTTCGCTTTTCGTTGCTTTTGGGATACGTTCAGCCATCGTGTCGCAGGGCGTGACACGACTGCGAGATATGCAGCAGATAATCCGCGTTAACGCGGCAAGCGTGCGACTAGCGGCTGCACGGCGCTGACGGCTTGGAGATATACGGCCAGCGGTGGCGGATACACGGGTCCGCATACTTACTGGTTCTAAGCCCTTGCGCCCGTAACTATTGCTCGCCCGATGACTTCGACGATCTGCGGGACGACCGCGTTGCCGAGGCATCGCAGACGGTCCACCCGAGCGGGAACCCCATGAGCCACTCGACCCACGTCGGGTTCAACGCTCCACCACCCGTTGCCGTCCCATCCTTGAACACTGCCCGCCCCAGTTGGTCGAACCTGTCTCGGTCCTCTGTGCAGTTCCACGTCCGAGGGTCGGTCACGTCCTTCCAGTCCCGGCTCGTCGGAGTCGGCCACATCGCGGGCACCTTGCCCTGCTTGTCCCGCACATCGCGTCCCGCGATTGCGTTGGCTTCCTCTAGTGTGCAGTCGCCGTCCAGCCACCGCTGCCGCGCCAGCCGCACGGTGCCCTCGCACGGCATCCCCGATGCCGATGGCGTCGGGTACATCTTCGCCGCCATCGCCTCCACGAAACTCCCGCTGCGGCCCTTGCGCCGGAACCGTTCCGCCATCTCCGGCGTCGGCTCGCAGCCGATGCAGTTGTCGGCCGTGGGCGTGGGCAACGATCCACACTCGCTCCCGCCTGTGCGGCGCACCAACGGCTGAAGCTGGAATAACGTGCCACTCCGCGTCATACCCGAGCGCGGAAAGGTCGCCGAGAACGGTTCCCATTCCTCTAGCAAGGAGCGCTGCGACGTTCTCCACGATGACGTAACGGGGTCGTAACTCGCCAATGATCCGAGCG